CGCCTCCGCGGCGCGTGACCCGAAGAAGCGGCCCGAGTCCGTCCCGGGCTACGAGTGGGACTCCGCCGCCGCCGAAGCGCCGGTCGAGTTCATCGAGACGCTCTGCCGGCATCCGGACGAGCGCGGAGGCCAGCCGACGCGGATTGACCTGATCGCCTGGCAGAAGGAACAGGTCCTGCGGCCGCTCTTCGGCTGGCGGCGGGCCGACGGCCGGCTCCGGTTCGGGCGGGCCGGGATCTTCGTTCCGAAGAAGAACCGGAAGTCGAGCCTGATGTCGCAGCTCTCGCAGTACATCCTGACCTGTCACGCCCCGGCCCAGGACGTGTTCCTCGCGGCGAACGACAGGCTTCAGGCGCGAACGATGTACCGCATGGTGCGGCAGTCGGTGGAGGCCAGCCCCAAGCTCTCGAAGATGCTAGAGGTCGTCGACTCGCGGAGCATCATCCGCAACCGCGAGACCGGGAAAGAAATTCGATGTCTTTCTTCTGACAGTTGGAGGAACGAAGGCTTGAACGGATCGGTGATCCTGGACGAGATCCATAGCTTCCGCTCGCCCGACCTGGTCGACGCCCTGATCTACGCGACCCGCGGCACGGCTAACGGCCTCGTCATCTCGATCTCGACGGCCGGCTCCGACCGGAACGGCATCGGCTGGCGCTGGTGGCAGGACTGTGAGCTCGTGATCAAGGACCCGAAGACGAACCCGACGTTCTACGGGCTGATCTACGCCGCGGCCGAGGACGACGACTACTCGGACCCGAAGGTCTGGCGGAAGGCGAACCCGTCGATGGGGATCGCCTTCCCCGAGGACGAGTTCGCGGCCGACTACCAGGACGCGACGACCGACGCCCGCAAGATGTCGAAGTTCCTGCGCTATTCCTTGAACGTCTGGCAGGCCGGGGACTCTCGCTGGATGGTCGGCTCGATCGACTGGGCGGCCTGCAATGCGGGCCCGGCCGAGCCGAACGCCGGCCGGCCCTGTTGGGTCGGCGTGGACCTGGCCTCGAATCTCGACATGACGGCGGCCGCGTTCGTCTTCAAGGAACGCGACGGCAGCTACTCCGTCGAGTGGAAGTACTGGGTCCCGCGCGAGACCGTGGCCGACCGCGTCCGCGAGGGCATCCCGTACGACGCGTGGATCCGCGACGGCTGGGTGACCGTGACCGACGGCCACCGGCTCGATCACGAGGCTGTCGCCCGTGACATCGTCGCCTATGGCCAGGACCACGAGATCCGGGCGGTCGGCGTCGACCCGTGGCAGGCCGGGGCCCTGGAGACGCTGCTCCAGCGCGAGGGCCTCACGGTCAAGGACATCCCGCAGCGGACCGGCTACCTGAACGCGCCCTGCAAACTCCTCGAGGCCCTGGTCGTCGAGAAGCGGCTCCGGCACGGCGGCAACCCGGTCGCCCAGTGGAACGCGAACAACGTCTGCGTCTACACGGACGCGACCGGCATGATCAAGCCGGACAAGGCGAAGTCGACCGAGAAGATCGACGGCATCGCGGCCCTCGTGAACGGCCTCGCGCTCGCATCGACCGACGAGGACGCGTCGACCAGCGTCGAGGACTGGAAGGTCCACGTCCTGTAGCACATTCACGGGGCCGGGGGCCGGCCGGACACTCTAGGTATGCCCCGGACCAAGGCCCCCGCAAAACGAGCCCCTCGGCGGCGGCCTGCCAGGCGGGTCGTCGCGCCCACCCACGTCGTCGAGGTCCGCGGCAGCCTGGGCGACCCGAACGCGTGGGGCACGGCCTGGCGGACGAGCATCGGGCCCGACACGGCGATCCGCGTCTCGTCGATCCTCGGGGTCGTGCGGTGGATCGCCCAGGCCGTGGCGATCATGCCGGTCCACCTGATGCGGACGCTGCCCGACGGCCGCAAGGCCCCGGCGACCCTGCCCTGCGGGTACACGATCTCGAAGCGGCCGAACCGCTGGCAGTCGAGCTACGACTTCTACCAGCTCGTGGCGTATTGGACGGCGCTCCACGGCAACGCGTTCGCGCGGATCATCCCGGGCGATCGCGGCTGGTGCTCCGAGCTGCGGCCCATGCACCCGACGCGTGTGCGCGTCCAGCGGCACCTCGACTACTCGGTCTCCTACGAGTTCTTCGACGAGATGGGCTCCTGGGTCCGCCTGCCCCAGGAGGAGGTCCTTCACTGGCGCTGGCTCTCGGACAACGGCCTGGTGGGGCTCGCGCCCAGCGAGCTCTGCGGCACGTCGATCGCCCTCGCCCGCAAGCTCGACCAGGCGGCGACCGCTCACTGGGACAACAGCGGCCGTCCGGACATGGTGATCGAGACCGACGAGAAGATCCCGGACGAAGCCGTCGCGGCCCTTCGATACGCGATGCACGAGGTCTACGGCGGCGCGAACAACCGCGGGAAGACGGCGGTCCTGCCAAAGAAGACGCGGCTTAAGACCATCGACCAAAACACGATGGAACAGTCCCAGTTCCAGGAACTCAGGGACGCGATCCTGCCGGACGTCTGCCGGTGCTGGGGCGTGCCCTCGACGCTCCTCGGCGATTCCAAGATGGCCCGCTGGTCCAATGTGGAACAGGAAGGCCTGTTCGCCCAAACGTGGACGCTCCTCCCCTGGATGAAGCGCATGGAGGGGCCGCTCGACATGGCCCTCCAACCCGTCTACGGGGAGGACGTCTACGCCCGGTTCGACAACCGCGGGCTCCTCCGCGGCGACACGGCGACCCGCGTCCAGCTCTACCAGTCGCTCTTCAGTATGGGCGCGATCTCGCCGAACACCGTCCGCGACCTCGAGGACTTCGAGCTGCTCGAGGAGCCGGCCGCAAACCAGACGTTTATGCAGCTCGGGTTCTCGACGCTCACGGCAGCGGCCGCCCAGGCCGGGGCGGTGCAGCCCCAGGACGCGGCTCCGGCCGAGGCTGGGCCGGTGGCCGATGCCGATCCGGCCGGCGAGCCCGGGGCCGGCACGCAAGTCGTGGGCGGCGTCGACCTCCAGGCGACTGCCCTCAACGGTGCCCAGGTCACGGCGCTGCTCGAGGTCCTGGCCCAGGTTTCCGCCGGTGCCCTCGATCAGGACGCCGCCGTCGCCCTGATCACGTCGGCATTTCCGACCGTGTCGATCGACCTCGCGCGGCAGATGGTTGCCGGCGCGAACGTAGTGGCCCAGCCGCAGCCTGGAGATCCGACCAATGCCTGAGCCCATCATTTGGCGGAGCTTCAACCCGCTCGTGGCCGAGGAAGACGTTTCCCCGGCGATCGAGATCCGTGACGACGGCGGCCCGAAAATCCGCGGTCTGGCGGCCGCCTATGGCAAGTGGTCGCTCGACCTCGGCGGATTCAAGGAGATCATCGAGCCCGGCGCGTTCGACCGCGTGCTGTCGCGGAAGAACCTAGACGTCGTCGCGTTCTTCGACCACGACGGCCAGCCGCTCGGCCGCACGACCTCCGGCACGCTCCGCCTGGCCGTCGACGAGCGTGGCCTGAACTACGAGAACGACCCGCCCGACACGCAGCTCGGCCGGGACGTGACGACGCTCATCCGTCGTCGCGACCTGTTCGGCAGCTCGTTCGCGTTCACGGTCGACCCCAAAGGCGAGACTTGGACCCACGACGAGAAGGGGAACACCAGCCGCACGATCCGCGAGTTCTCCGGCCTGTACGACGTCAGCGTCGTCACCCATGCCGCGTACGGAAAGGCGACGAGCGTAGCCGTCCGCGCCCTGGAAAAGTTCAGGGCCGAGAACCTGACGGCCGCCGAGAACGCCCGGCTCGCCGAGCAGGCCGCCGACAAGCAGGCCGACTACATGCGGTCGCTCTCCGGCGCGCGGGCCGCCGCGGCTGCCGCCGTCGCCAGGATGCGAGCCCATGCCGGCTAGCCGCTGCCCGAAGTGCGGCGGCCGCTGCCGCGTCGAGTCGAGCAAGCGGGCCGGGCCCGCCCAGGTCCAGTACGTCGAGTGCCAGAGCTGCCGCCAGCGCCGGCGGCGGGTCGTGCCCGCCGAGCTCGTGTTCCGGAGGATCGCCAAATGATCGCCGACGCCCCGATCGCCGCTGCCAGCCCGTTTCAGTCGATCGCCCAGAAGGTCTCGGCCTATCTGGACGCGGCCCAGTCCGCCGCAGCCGACGGCTTGACGTGGCGCGAGTTCGGCGAACTGCTCCTCGGGATCCTGCGGATCTCGATCGAGACGCTCGACGCCACGAGCACGCTGTCGGGCCCGGAGAAGAAGGAGCTCGTCCTCGAGGCGGCGGCCGCGCTCTTCGACCAACTCGCCGACCGCTGCGTCCCGCTCACGGCCTGGCCGGTGTGGATCCTGGTTCGGCCGGCGATCCGGAGCCTCGTCCTGGCGATCGCGGCCGGGGCCGTTGAGCAGATCCTGCCGCTCGTGAGGCTCGCCCAATGAACACCGCCCTCGTCGTCCTCCTGGTGGCCGGAGCCGCGTACGCCGCGGCCGGGCCGCAGATCCTGGAGCAGCTCCGGAAGCTCTCCGGATTCGCGCCGAAGATCGACCGAAAGCACGTCGTCGCCGCGGCGCTGATCGCGGCGGCCGCCCTGGTTTGGTCGAACCAAACGGGAGCCCCCTCCCCGAATCCCGCGCCGGCCCCGGCGGCGCTCGACCTCCGCGGGAAGTTCGTCGGGCCGACGGCAGCAGTCGACGCCGCCACCGTCGCGGCCCTGCTCGACGAGCTCGCCGCCGAGATCGAGTACGACGGCACGAAGGACGAGGGCGCGCGGCTGATCAAGACCGGCGCGGCCGTCGACGATCTGCGGATCCGGGCCCGCGAGCTGCGGTGCCGGGGCGAGAGCTTGGGGGCGAAACACCCGCTCGTCCGGGACGCGATCAAGGATTTCCTCGACCACGCGGCCGGCACGGCGGGCGGGCCGCTGTCGCCGGCCCAGCGGGCCGCCTGGGTCGCGGCGTATCGCGAGATCGCAAAGGCGGCCGCCAATGTCGCACGGTAGCCGCAACGCGATCCGGGCCGGCCTGGTGCTGGTCCTGGCTGTCGTCACGCTCCTCGCGCTCGTGGGGGCGTTTCGCCCACGGACCGTGGCCGGCGGGCCCGACGGGCAGTTCGGGTACACGCCGGACCCCGAGGGCGTTGCCCGGTTCCTGGCCGAGCTGCCGCAGCCGATGTTCCGGGATGCCGGGGCCGACACCGTCGCCCAGGCCAAAGGCGTCGACACGTTCCTCTATCGGGCCGCCAACAAAGCCCACGTCGCCCGCTACGGCCGGCCCTGGGTCGTCGAGCGGCAGGGCATCGGGGACTGCACTAGTTGGGGGTGGGCGCATGGGATCTGGATCGCCCAGAGCATCGACTGGGAGACCGGCCGGCTCGGCGAGCCGCCGGCGTTCCCATCGACCGAGGCGATCTACGGCGGCTCCCGGGTCGAGGCTCGCAACAAGAACGGCGACGGCAGCTCGCCGGTCGGCGGCTGGTCGGATGGGTCGTACGGCGCGGCCTGCGCCCGCTGGGTCCGCGACTGGGGCGTCGTCTACCGGGACCAGGTCGGCGGCCACGATCTGCGGGCCTACTCGGCCGACCGGGCGAAGCAGTGGGGCGCGTACGGGAACGGCGGCCAGGGCGACAAGGGCAAGCTCGACCAGATCGCGAAGCGGCACCCGGCCAATCACGTCGCCCTCGTTACCACATGGGCAGAGGCCGCCGCCGCGATCGAGGCCGGGTTTCCGGTCCCGGTCGCATCCATGCAGGGCTTCGCGGACACGCGCGACGCCAACGCGTTCGCGGCCGCCCAGGGCCAGTGGGCCCACCAGATGGTCTTCATCGCGGTCCGCTACCAGAAGAACGGCAGCCCGGCCGATGGCCTGCTGTGCCTGAACTCCTGGGGTCCGTCCTGGATCCGCGGGCCGAAGTGGCCGGCCGACATGCCCGAGGGCTCGTTCTGGGTGACGCGGCCCGTAGTCGAGCGGATGCTCGGCCAGAAGGACTCGTTCGCCGTGGGCTCGGTCGCCGGCTTCGGCTGGCGCGACC